CCTGCTGCATTTTGCAGCATTGGCATTAATTTCGAGGCAGCCATCTGGACATACCACGGTTGGCCTGAGAGATCCTTTGTCATTTCTGACAACATGTGTAAATTTGAACCTTCTTCAGTTTTTCCCAAAGCTTGTGCAGCATTACCCATAGCACCGGCCCAAAACTTTTGAGCAGCTTCTTTTGCTCGAGGTAACATAAACTCTTCAAAATCTTGTAATGTTGTCTTTCTTATTTCTCTTACTATTACATCTAGAGCTTCTACTAATGTATCATCTGATTCGTCACTTAACAACCAAGTCTCGATTCTTTTCTGTGTTTTTAACGGTATCCAAAATGTATAAATGACCAAGTATAGCAAAAAGCTGAATACCCATATCAGAGCGAACGTCATATCGTTCATTAGAAGAGTTTTTCCTTAACATATTCTAGTGGCACACTAAATCCCTTTTGAAGCATACATGAAACAATCCAAGCAGGTCCTAATACATAATAACTTCCAAATTTTAAATTATCTTTAGCATTAGCGACACAATCAGCTAAAGCCTGTTGGAACTGATGAGACTGTTCTTTAACTGGGTCTAGTATTGGGTCAATTATATCTTCTTTAGTTGGGATTGTCTCTTTAATATCTTTTAAGAGATCTCTTATTGAATCAGGAAGGTCAGATATAGATTCAACTATCTTATCATAAATTTCAATGGCTTCTTCTACTGAATCAAACATAGAAGCTAATACAACACCTTGTGGTAAATTCAAGTCTACTGCTGGGACTACTTCAGCTACTGCAATAAATCGACCTAAAGCCTGAGCTCTTTTATCTATGTTAAGAAAACCATACCACATAGCACCTTGAACAAAGGGACCTAAAACAGGCATACCAAGTTCAGCAACTTTTGTCCAGTTAATATCTATAGGTTCTTTTTTCTTACTCATACTAGACGTCGATAAGCGAAATAAATATCAGCAGGACCACCTGCGCTATTTGTTATCTTGATCTGCATCATACTCTGTCCAATTGCTCGGTCAGCAAGTATTGTAAAAATAAACCATTGATTGGCTGCATCTAAGTTAACATTGTCATTTAGTAAATTCTCATCGCTAATACTAGAGTCATTAATTATTCGTATACCTTCACCAGCTGCGACAGGTGTTAAGTTTGCATATAGATTAGTATCAGGCCCAAATACGGCCAATACTCCATAGGTTCCTGCTCTATTACTCATTAATGCAAACTGTAAAGTCTTATAACCATCCATATTGATGTAATCAGGTTGTCTTTGTGGCGATAATACTGCTGCTGCATTAGCAACACCAGCATGAACAACATCCTGATTAAAATCTACATCACTAGCAATCACCCCGTTCCATTCGCCAGTAAGTGAATTAACTGTCCCAACACTAATGGCTGGTATAACTTCCTGCTTTACTCTTATGTTAGAGTCAACAGGGTCTGTTTTGATCCCTTGTGCCGTTTCTGCACTCCATGGTGCGAAATTAGTTTTAGGCATTATTCAAAAGTCAAAGTTACTGCAACATCAACTGCTGCCGTTGATCCAACTTGTGCATAAGCTATTTCACAACTGTTTCCAGATTGCACAGATAGGTTAGTGTCTTGCTGAACAAAATTCATATTTGAACCCGTTGAGGTTCCCATTGTGTTTTGTCCACCGGCACAGAATACTGCACTACCGTCTCTCATAGCGTTTCCAGATATAGAGACTAAACCGGCATATTCTTCACCGGCACCGTCTGCTGCCTGTGAAATTGATATATGACGAATTGCTGATACTCCAGCACAGAACTTCCAGCGATTTGGTTCAAACTTACGAACGATGTAGAACCGGTTAGGGTTCCAGCAGGTGCGCTTCTACTTATTACGATTGCCATTTTTAGATTCTGAAGTAAAGTTTACTTCCTCCTAATTTTAGTTGGGGAAACTGTCTACGAGCAAAAGCACCTAAAGCTGCGATTCCTCCGGCAGTAACTAATGTCTTTCTACCTGCATCGGTAGCTATCATACTAACTGCGTTAGTTGATAATGTGTTAAATGCTGCACCTAATTGTCCGTCTGTTATATCCTTTACTACTCCATCCATCTGGATACTTGAATATTTGTCTGAAACGGTTTTACCGGCGTTTAGGTATGCTGCTATTGCTAGTCCTGACGCCATACCTGTAACGCTTGGATGTGGTAATGATTTTTTCATTCTTCTAACTCCATTAGAGGGCTTACGAGCAGTTGATCGCTTAGTTGTCTTGGATGAGCGAGACTTGGCTGCTTGATAACGTGCTTTCGAGATAAGTTTATTATCTTTGAAATACATCATCCTGCCGTTTTTAGCTCTCTTTGCTCGTAATACCATTATGATTGTATACCCAAATCCATTATATAACCTTATTCCATCTACACATCACTTATATTCCCATTCCTTATCTAAAGAATAATATGAGCGATGACAATTTGTTAAGTGCATACTCGAGTATGCCAAGCTTTGCATTATGGGATGGCGAACACGCCATTCTAAACTTTACAGGAAAGTTAATACCTGATTTTGTAAAGGTAGATAGTAAGGGGAAAGAGCAGCATTACCTAGGGATAGAAGTTCTCTTGATCTCCCATAGTAATGAGAACTATTCTCATAGACACGATTCGGTTGTAATATTACGAACTGGTAAAGAGTCAACCTTAGCGAAATGGGCTACTGACCCAGAAGGGGGTATTAAAAGCGTAGACAAGAAAACAATCTTTAAGGCTTTTAATTCTGCAAAGTTAGGTTTTGACTTGAGGATAGAAAATGTCGCTTGAACTAAAGGGAATGGATGGTAAATGGTATACTCACGCAAGTATTGACATACTGCGAAAGAATAGAGGCGAACGCGATAACAGTAATGTTATGCTCGAATTACTTGCGAGTATAGGTCAAGAACTAGAGAACATCACCGACCTCCTTGAGCCTGAGTTTAAAGATAGGTAGGTTGTTGTATGGAATTAGTAGCTACAATGCCGTATCTTTGCGTTAAACTGCGTTATTTGTGTAATCCTAGGCCTTTTGATACCGTTGTAGCTGCGACCTTTTCCGAACCTGCTGCATTTTGCAGCATTGGCATTAATTTCGAGGCAGCCATCTGGACATACCACGGTTGGCCTGAGAGATCCTTTGTCATTTCTGACAACATGTGTAAATTTGAACCTTCTTCAGTTTTTCCCAAA